AGAGGCGACTTACGAGATGATGTCAAAGAACTGAAAGAGGAGCGGTGTGGCTGGTTTGATTACCAGCCCCCGTCACACGGACGGGTTGCACAGGTGGGGTCAGTCCCACACACCGCATAAAGTTCACAAGGGTTGGTTCTGGAGGAAGGGATTGTTTCATTTTGTAGAGCGTGTTACCACGCCCCAGCCCCTTCTGATACTCCGTCCGTCTTACGGACACCTTGCGGAAATTGGAGAGTCGCCTTTAGCCTTTTCGCTCACGCTCGTTGCCGTTGTTAGCCTCGGTCGTGGTTCACAGCCCCTGCTTGTTGCAGAGGACTTAAGGTAGATTTATCGGGCGACTCAAAGAACAGAGGGTAGTTAACCCTGATGAGAGAAGTAGATACTATACCCAAGGGTTTGACAAGCGAAAAAAACAAAAATCTTTCAGAAAGTCATAAACCCCCTGTAAACATTGGGTTTTCTGAATCATTTTTTTCTGCCTATGAGCAGAAATCGGGGTAGCCCAAGGCTACTCGGAGGGCATTTTACCCTCTGGGGCAGGGGGAGCCTCTGGCTGGGCTTCTGCGGGCTTTTCCTCTGGAGGGGCAGGCGGAGGAGGGGCGAGGAATCCAAACGCCAAGGCGGGCACAAACTGCATCACCTCGCAGTCCCACAAGTGATTCGCTCGCTTACCAATCCGCTTCCATTCGGGCTTGCCCGTAGCGGGAGACTTCGTGCGGACTTCCGATTCCATCTGGTCGAGATAGTCCTGCCCAGCATCGCTGGCGACTGTGTGCTTACCAATCTTCCGCATACGGGAGAGTTGGTCTTTCAGAGCCAAGTTGGAAAAGTGATGCACGCTCACGGGGCCTGTTCCGACATTCACCAATCGTCTCGGTGAATACACTTTGCCCACGGGCTTACGCCCCTTCGATGTTTCAATCATCCAAGTGAACTCGTATCGCTGGTCACCACGCAACGCTGTCCATTTGTTGATACCGCATTGCCTAATAACATCATCGAATTGGTCACCGCAGTCTACATATGTCAGAGCGGGGTGAACCTCCAACGCCTTGCCCATATTGACCACATCCTCCCAAGTCTGCACATAACGCCATTTCACAAGACGACTGTCTCCGCCTTCAGCCCATCCTCGCACGAGACAGAAGAAGCCTTCTCTCTGCACATCGACTGTCATAAACCTAGCACGGATTTGCTTCTCCCGTTTGTGGTCGGTGTGTAGTTTGCGTGTCGCTGGGTCGATGCGGGCTTCCTTGTCCCAATCCTCCGTCATCTTGTAATCGCCAATCGTGGCGAGTGAACCAAAGTCATCGGGTGCGTCCGACCAGAATTGTGCCAACTGCTTCTGGCGAAAAATCTGAAGGGGCTTCGAGTCCCCGTTTACTTCGAGGGCAAGTTTCGCACGGACATACATCTCCGCCATCACGCCCCACGAGCGTGCCGCAAGACCGCTCCAAGTGTAGCCGTGGTTCGCTGGGTCTGCCAGCGGATTGGTTATGGCGTAGAACCCACGGGCGTTGAAGTCGTCTCGGTTAGACCTCGTATCGTCAAACCGCTTCTTGCATCCCTCGCACTCATACTTGGTCTCCTTGCGGATGTGGTTGAAGTCGTATTCGCCATCGGACATCTGGGCATCGGGTATCTTGACCTGCTCCCAATTCCAAGGTTGCCTATGACCACAGTCGGGGCAGGCAAACGACCAGACCCGCTTGTCGGTCGTGTTCCAGACACCCTCGGTGTCGTCCCCAACGAACGACCCCTGCGACATAAAGATTCGCTTCCCCATCCAGCCGAAGGAGGTCACACGGGCGGAGGCTTCCGCCATATGCCCTTGTGGCCATAACCAAGTCTCGTCACCGACCAGCCACCTAATGCTTCGTCGCTGGAGGTTCTTCTCGTTATACGCACCCAAGCACCAGAAGGTCATATCCTCCGTCTGCACAGTTCCGTTACCCTTCTTCCCCGTCTCGTCCTTCGATAACTTGGATAGGACAGGTGGCACATTCTCCCACAGAATCTTCAAACGACTCTGCATCCAATCGCCCGCATTATCGTCCGTGTCATTGAGGTAGAGAGTCGGGGCTGGTTGACGGGCTATGATGAAGCACGACAGCATCTCGGCGGCTAACGACTTGCCCGACTGAATCGGGGCAATGGTAACCGCTAATCTAACCTCTGGGTCAGCATACGCCCGTAGGGGTTCCGCCAACCACGGAGTCTCCGACACCCGAAACCCAGACGGCATCGGGGAGAAAGGAATCTGGCGGATGTTCGCCTCCAGCCACGCCACGATGTCGCCACCCTCATCGGGCTTGAACACCTTGCGAATGCGGGCTTCGAGTTGGTCGGCAATAGCCTCTTTCTGGGCGGGGGTCATTGGTCTTCGTCTCCCATCTCATCGAGGGCATCGTCCGTGAAGTCTTCCAGAGACCCTCCACCCTTGGGAGTGGGGTCGTCTTCCAAGTCTCCTACTGTGGGGAAGAGATGCGACAGGGGGCTGTTCGGGGGCTTGATGCCAATCGTGTCGTCCCCAATCTGGGGTGAACCATCTCGCACCATCGGGCTGTATTCCGCTATCTTCCGAAACACATCCTCCTTGAACTCCCGATATGCCTTGAGGGCTTTGCTCGGATTGTCGGGGTTAGCCTTCGGGGCGAAGGTCAGTTCCGCTCGCTCAATCTGGCTCCGCAGTTGCGACAGAACTTTGCTGAACCTCGCTGCTGCTGCCTCCGCATCAATCAACTTACCCTCCTCTTGGATACGGACAAATCTTTCCTTCTCCAACCGCAGTAGGGTAGCCACCGCCCTGTCGTAGTTCGCATACAACTTCCCCTGTGCTGGGTCGCCCGACTGCAACGCCTGCATAAACACCTGCCTCGTCAAACGGCACAACTCCGTCTGCTCGTTAACACGGGTATCCATTTCCGAGTTACCCGTCTCCCCCGTGACCGACTGCAAAATGGAGTCCAACCCACTCAAGTTCAACGGCTGGACGGGCTGGCTAATATGCCCCCTGTTTTGCATCTCCGTCCTACGGGAGTCTCGCCAAGCACGAGCCTCTTCAATCGAGGTCGTTGGCATACCCTCCTTTACGAGTTGCGACACCCGCCCCTTGGTCAACCCAAGTGCCGCTGCTATCTCATTCTGTTGTGCCATTCTTTTATGATTGGTTTATGACTGTTCTCAAAAGAGTCTAAACAAGTTGGGGAAAATCGTGGTGTCTTACGACCCCGCACTTGGGGGAGACTTTATAATAGATTCCTTAAGGGGGGGTGGGGGGGTGGGGGGTGTTTTTTGGTCTGGTAGTTTAATATGGCGTGCTTGGGTTAAGAGGCGTTTAGAGTGCTTGGCTTGGCGTTTGGCTTGGTTCTTGTGCCAAGCGTCAGCGTAAGCCTTGCAGGCTACCTCGCTACGCATATATTGGGAGGGAGCGAGGTTGAATAGTTGTTGGATGCGTTTGACCTTCTTGGATACGAACTGACGGGAGCAGTCCCGTTGCTTGGCTAACTCGGTCTCGGTGGGCGGGTCACCGATGCCGAAGGCTATGAGGATACAGCGTGCTTGGAAGAGGCAGTCTGGTGACTCGGATAGTTGCATAGCCATTACCACCCTGCGAACCACCTCTTGCACTTCGTCTTCCGTGTATGTGCGTTGGGGTATGGGGTCGGGGTCTATGGCCGGCTCCTCTTCGTATGAGAAGGCTTGGTGGTCAGCCTTGACCTCGAATGTGTAGTTGCCATCGCCCTCACGGGCTTCTGGGCCCAGCCCTTGGGCTATGAGGGAGCGTTGGGTCTCTGTATCCTGTTGACTGAACCAATAAGCATATGCTTCTATACCCTGCTTGTTGGAGGGTATGGACACCTCACGATACTGACTGTCAGAGGGTTGTGAGTCCATTAGTCAAGGGGTTGGGATTTGTCATCCCCGAAGGGGAGGTAATGGTTCGCATTAGAGGGACTTATGACTTGAGAAAATTGGGAAAAAGGCACTTGACAAAAGGCTCCTAACCCCCAAAAGAGGACATACGAACGGCCAAACGGATTAGATTCCGAACTTACGCTCGCCACCTTGCGGTGTCTCGCTGTCTCCTGTTGTGCTGGTGTGATTTGATTCACGGCTTAATGGATAGTTGTGCCCGTATGGTTAGAACGGGTCGGCTTCGAGGGTTTTCATAGCCGAATCGCTCCACTTGACCCCGTGCCAATGACCTCGTGAGTGGTTCCAGAGGATGACGGGATTGGTGTTGGAGAGGCGGATGAGGTGGTTCGCCACATCGAATGCGGTAGCGTTTCCTACCCCCAATTTGGAGGCGATGTAGCGGACGAGTTGGCTCTGTTCGGGGTCGTTGTTGTGTTCGGTCGGAGGCATATCCGCCATCTTCTGCAAATCCTTCATCGAGAAGTTGGACAGGACATTCTCATCATTGACCTCCCAGAGGATGCGTCCCTCTGCGTGTCGGAGGTTCATAAAGGCTGTGGCTTTGCCGTCCTTGTCGAGGAGGCCAGCCCGCTTCCCTCTCTTGGTGAGAACCAACTCAAAGAAGGGGCGGATTTTGTCCGTTCTGCGAAGAACAGCGACTTCACGGCTCCAATTCACGAGTTCCGACGAACCCAATCCGGAGTAGGCAAGGTCAGACACAGTCGCCGCAGAGTTCTCTTCAGCCTTCTTGGGCTTGCCCGTATGGTGCAAGAACACCCAGACTACCTTGGTCTCCATCAGCACGGGCTGAATCCAATTGCGGAGGAACTGCGAGGCGTATGCTTGATTGGAGATGTCCCCACCGGCGAACGAAAGCAACGGGTCTGCGAAGAAAAAGTCGGCCTTGTTGTGGACGATGAGTTTGCGGGCTTGCTTCACGAACTCCAGACCGACCTTCACAGTCTCTCGGTAGAACTTGATATTGGTCTTCAAAAGACCCTTCTCCTCTGGGGTTAGGGACATAGAACCCACGATTCCCTTGAAAGCCTCCGCCAAATCCCCGGTGTCGTTCTCCGCCTGCATCACGATGCAACGATACGGACGGGTCACTTGGATGTTAAAGAACGGGCGACCGATAGCCAACATAATCGCCATCTGCATCAAGAAGGACGACTTGCCGATGCCCGACTGCCCGATGACGCACAGAGACCCGCCTTGGCACAGCCAGCGATTGCCCAAGACTGTCGTGGGGTCGTTCTCGGTGTCATACTGCATCAACTCTTCCACGGAGACCTCTTGCGGGACTTCCTGCGACTCAAGATAAGACACCCACTCGTCCCAATTGGAAACGCCCACATTGAGGGCGACGATGCGTTGCTCGTGTTCGCCTCGGAAGATGCCACCTAATCTACTCCAGCGAGACGGATTCTTCGTCATTTCGTCTGGTTCGTAGTCGGAGAGGTAGTCGAAGACCATCTGTCTGCGAGTCTTCCATTCCTCGAAGTCCTTGGCATCGACCCGCACCCAAGCGTGGAGGCTCTTGCCTCCGCTGTCTACGATGGCGGAGATGGGCAGGTTGGACTGCTTGAAGATGGCGAACTGCTCCTCCTTGGGACGAGTGTCGAACTCGACCAGCAGGTGGCGGTAGACGCTGACGCTGTCGTCACGCCCAGAGTAGTCGCCCTCCTTGATGGGGTTGATGCGAATCCACGCCCCTTGAGGCTTGTCTCGGAAATGCTCTCTGTCCGTGGGATTAGGTCCAAAAAAGGTGTCCAGCCACCATTGCACAGTCTGGAATGTGCCCTTGGACGCAGGGAAGAACTTGCCCTCGTCCGTCTCGCCCGCCTCGTTCGTGATGCAGATGACTTCGTCCTTCTTGAAGCAGTTTGTAAGAAGTTGCTCGATGCTGAAACGCTCCACTTCGGGCACGCTCGCCACATTGCCCAAGTTGACCTTGAACTTGCCCGATTGAGTGACGCTCGAAGCCTGCGTGCCCCCGTGCCTACGGGGAGCCAAGTCAGAGTTATCGCCCGTCAACAGCCATCCACGCGGCTTGTTGTGCGACTTGTTCATCGCATCTCTGACCTTGTGGCGGATTTCGCTTTCGCCCCACGGAGGCGAGCATTTGAGGCTGTAAGCCTGCATCAGCGTCAGCGTTTCCTGTTCGGAAAGATTGAAGCCGTGATACAGCGAAACAGCCAATGAATATGTCATTCCGTGCCCATCCTGCCCAGATACTGCTGGAGGGGTTGCCGCCATAAAGCGTGCGGCTCGCTCGTAAGGGGTCGTGGTCGTCATTCGAGGTGTGTGCCCACACAGTCTCGCACGCTCTCAACGCCTGTCAACCACTACTAATGAACATTCGTTCAACTTTTTCAGATGCCTTCAAGGTCAAACAATCCGCTGTCCTTTTCCGTCTTTGCCTTGGACTTCTTCTCGTGCTTCTCGTCCAGAGCATCCCGCACACCCTGCCAAACGATGTTCATTGCCTTGTCGAAGGCGTAGGACGCTGGTTCGCTCGGTATCCCGTTCGATTCCGCCTGCTGTGCGTGTATCGCTTTCTGTGCCTGCGTCCATATGCCGACTGTGTGCATCTTGGCATCCGCCTTGTATGAGAAGACGCTCTTGGCTACTGCGTGCCTCTCCCCCATACGCATCGAGGCGTGAACCACTACCGCTCTCTCCTGCTTGTCTATTACAGTCTGGTAGTCGATGGTGACTGTGTCCGCCCCGTTGCTCGCCTCCACGACCAGATTGCCCTTCTCGGCACGCTTGACGCTGTATGCCCATCGGAAGGTCGCCTTGACCTCTTCCCGTGGGGTTAGGGGCTGTTCCGCACGCTCGCTCGCTATCTTCGCACGCAAGGGCGTGTGCATACGCATTACGCACGAGCATACGGGCATCACAAGTTCCTCGTGTCCGTGCTGGGTCAGCCACTCCTTTAAGTCCGCCTCCTTCTCAATCCACCACAAGTCTATGTTCGGTCGGGAGCGAAGACAGTAAGACACCTTGCATTCAAACTCACGCTCCTCAATCGACACGACAAGGCGGATGAGGTCTGGGTCTGTCATCAACTGACAGTTCACTATCTCTTCGCCTTTGTTATCCTTTTTGCCGTTGCCCTTCGTAGGCGAGCATACGAACGCACACAACTCCGTGTGGGGCTGTATGCGTGCGGGAAGTATCTCCCAACCTTCTGGGTTCTTGGCGGAGGGCTGTTCGCCCTCCTCTTCAGAGAAACGAGTCGTCTCCGTCGCCTTCGGGAGCCTTGGGCTTATTGCCCCAAGTCTTCTTCTTAAACGAGGACGCAGGAGGAACGCCAGCCTGCTTGCGAGCCTTCCACTCTTGATAGTCGGCTTCCTTGATGGCGTTGGCGGTCTCCATATCGGCTTCGCCCTTGAAGGAGAGTTGTTCGGGACTGACCCAAATCTTTTCGCCCGTCTGCCCGTTGGCAAAGTATTCGACTGTGATGGTCTTCATTCCAAACTTGGTTTGGATGCCCGCCTTGATGACGAGGACTTTCTTGTCGGCAAACTTGCCAGAGGTGACTTGGCAGATGTCGCCAAGGTCGAGTTCGTGTTTTTCCATTTTGCGTGCTGTGGTTTGGGAGATGGTTTGAGGGACTGTGGTAAGGAGGTTCGGGTCGATGCCTTTGGCGATGAGTTCCTTCTTCGCCTGTTCCAACTTCTTGCGTCTGGCTTCAGCCTTCTTGTCGTTGACGATGGCGAGTTTCCTCGTCTCCGCCAGATTCCATTCAAGACGCTCTTGCCAATTGCTCATTTATGATAGGGCTTCGTGCCGTCCACCTGTTATCGTCACGCCTTCGGGGTAGTGCAAGCGGAATCTATCAGATGGATTGGCATCCTCCATCCTTGGATGCTCTCGTCCCGATACTCGTCAACCATCGCCTCCGATGCGTTGAAGGGCGTGAACAGTTTGACCTCTTGGAAGTATTCGGAGTCCAGCACCTTCGCCCCGTAGATGACCCTGTGAGCGTCTTTAGTCCAGAAGGGGATGCCCGACTGCGTGCGGATGGTTCGCACCTCTCCGTTGAAGCCGACATCGGGTAAGGCTGAACGCTTGCCGTGCAGGTCGTTGGGGTAGACGGGGAAAGTCCAAGTGAGGTTGTAGTGCTTCGCCACCGCCCACTCGGCAACCAGCGTGCGTATGCTCGCAACGAGTTCGTGTTCCAATTTTCCGTTTGCCTTTCCTTCTGCGTAGTTGGGGCGGTCGGTAGAGCCAAACTTGATGAGCCAACGCTGGACGGCGGCTTGCGTGCAGAACTGCACCTCGTCTTTTGAGAGCCTTACAATCATCGGGGAAGGAGCAGACCTTTTTCGTATGCCCACTCTGGGTTGTGATGTATGCGGTCGTGGCACGGACGGCACACAGCGAGGAAGTATGTCGTGTCGTAGAGACGAGACTTCCATCGTCCACGCCTGTGGTGAATGTCGCACGCAGGCGAGTCGATGCACACTTGGCATCGTGGGTGTGTAGTGAGATATTGCTTACGCACCTCGGAGTAGAGTTTGTTTTCCTTTTGCCTTTGCTTGCTCACTCTCCGCATCGGTCTGTGTGTGCGTAATGTATTCTGGATACCTTTTGATTTGAGCGTGCTGTTTGAACGCATCGGGCTTTTGCGTTTGAGCGGAGAGCGTTTCATTGGTGCGAACTTGGGGCTTTGTCGCCCCGTTTGCGACTCTGTTCTCCGATTTTCTTTTCCAAAACAGAAAAAAGTTAGTTTCGTAAGTCGTTGATTATCAATGAGTTACAACTTTTTTGTTTTCAGACTGAAAAATGTTCTTGGCAACCGCTTGAAAATCGTTCTTACTTCCAACATCGAAATAACCGACACCCGCCCAGCACACATCACCCGCTCCCTCCCACCCACTCTCTCACCCACACACACACATATGCCCAACGCTATGACCCCCGCCAATACCAACAATGTCATCAACGCCTTCCTGTCCTCCGCTGGACAGTTCGCTTCGGTGACCTTCAAGTCCAACCCCAAGCCCGCCGCCGAGTTCAAGGGCGTGACGCTGGAGAAGACCACCACGGGCGTGTTCCGCTCTGGTGTCAACTTCGCCAACCTCGCCTCCACCAAGGCGGAGTTCGCCACGGGTGAACGCACCGAAGTCCAGCCCCTCGCTTGGGGTTCGTGGGAGCAGTTCCCCTTCGTCATCGCCCACAAGGGTGAGCGGTTCCTCCGCCTCACGACTGTCAATGGCGTGAAGTCCAAGTCCACCTTCAAGGTGAACGGCACGGAAGTCAGCCGAGACGAGTTCGAGAAGTTCCTCGTCCCCTCCGCCCGCTCCTCCGCCAAGGCTCCGACCGAAGTCTTCAACATCAAGGAAGCCAACCTCGTCTCCTTCAATGGCGAGGTCTCCGAAGCCGAAGTCGCTAACGGCTAATCAAACGGGGGTGGGAGTCGCAAGGCTCCCGCCCCCATCCCTTTTCCCCACGACTATGTTTAACGCCTTCCTTACCTTCTTCTTCACGCTCACGGCTATCGCCCTGTGCCTCATCCTCGCCTCGCTCTAATGTCCACCAGCAAGCCCATCGTCCGTAACCCAGACGGCAACATCTTCTTCATCCTTGGGGCGTGTCGCAAGGCACTCCGCAAGACCCCAGATGCCCTCAAGTCCTTCACCAGCGACACCAAGGTCGCTATGACTGACGGCACGGACTATGACGGGATGCTCCGTATCTGTATGAAGTATGTCGATTTCAAAATCGACTCCAACGACAGCGAAGACTCTGACGAATAATCCTATGACCCAAGAACAAATCAACGCCATCGCCCAAGACGCTCTTGCGTGGGCACAAGGCTCGTGGGGGCAGGGACGCTACGATGCCCCTCGCTACGACAAGGAGACGATGCTCCGTATCTACTCCGCCCTCGCTGACCTCTGCCGTGAGCAGGCTATCCGCAACGCTCAATAAAAAGACTGTTGACAAACGCTTCGGCATACGCACAAACACATTTCTCCAACCCAGATACACACACATATGATACACACCGATACCAACGAAACCACGGACGAACGCATCTCCTCCAAGTTCGACTACCAAGTCGAGCAAGTCCCCCTGCTCACGCAGGACGGGCAGGCGACCCGCTTCTTCGGCACTCGCCGCACCGACACGGGCGAAGTGTTCGCTACTGTGACCGACCGCTACGAAATCCTCCAGAACGACACCCTGCTCAACTCCTCTGAAGCCCTCTTCAAGGACAAGGGTATGTCTGTCTTCAAGCGTAAGGAAATCGTCACCCACGGGGGTGCGAGGATGCGTGCCCTCTACGACTTCCCGAACATCGGAGCCAAGGTCGATGGTCAAGACCTCACCTTCCGCCTGTCCGTCCAGAACTCGTTTGACGGGTCGCTCCGTGCCTCGTTCCAAGTCGGGATGGTTCGCCTCATCTGCACCAATGGTATGGCGGCTCCCGTGAACACGCTCAACCTCACCAAGAAGCACACGACTTCGCTCGATGTGGACTTCGTGGGTCGTGCCTTGGACAACGCTGTGCAGTCCTTCCACAATGCCATCCCCGCCTTCCAGCGTATGAGCGAGATGCCCGTGTCGATGAAGGACGGCTCCCGCATCCTGTTCAACCTCGCTGACCGCAAGGTGATGAGCGAACGCCACGCTGAAGCCGTGGATGCCATCTGGCAGTCCCCGACCTTCAAGGAGGACAGCAAGCGTAACCTGTGGAACCTCTACAACGCCTGCACCCAGCACTTCACTCACAATGTCGAGGCTGGCTCCCGTGGTAAGCCCCGCTTCGAGTTGGCTGAACGCCTCAACTCCAGCGTGATGAACACGCTCGTCCGTGCCGTCCGTGCGAACCGCATCGAGGACTTGCTCATCAAGTTGAACTAATCCGAAAGCAACGCTGGGGCGGGAGAGAAATCTCTCGCCCCTTTTGTTTTTGCCTCTTGACAAAACTCAATCCGTTGAGCATAACATCAGACACGACTATGAAACAGACCGACCCGAACATTATCAAAATCGTCTCCCTCCTCGCTGAATCCAAGTCCGCTCTGGACGAGGCTTTCGAGAAGGCGAAGGAATACCAAGACATCGACCAAGACCTCCTGTGGGCACGGGAATGCCTCCAAGAGGAACTCGATGGCGTTGCCCAAGGCGAAGAGTGGGCTGACGAGGACAGCGTTGCCAAAGCCAAGGAAGACCTTGCCAAGGTCGAGGTGAAGCACGCCCTGCTCGCTGGTGAACTTGCCGTCCTGTGCAAGAACCTCGAAGACAGCCTCGGCTCCGCTGGTCGTGTGAGCGACCACTTCAACCGCAAGACTTACCCGCTTGGGATGTCGCCCCTCTGATGCACTACTCCGACCCCCAGCACGCCCTTCTGGCTCGCATTGCGAAAGCCTTGGAACGCATCGCTGACGCTCTCGAAAAGAAACCAGCCCCTACCATAAATGAAGAAAACAAGTAAGCCCGTCTACTACACGGCTATGACCATCCTCGTTGAGATGGAAGTCCCTGCCAACTCGCAGAATGAAGCCGACTCTATCCTGCGTCACAAGATGCAGACCCTTGCCGCGACCAACAGCGACCTTGCCGTCCACAAGATGGAGCCTCGCAAGGCTGGCAATGGCTACGACCTTGAAGCCCTACCATAAATGCAACACATTCGCTCTCACAACCTCCGCAACCACGACCTCTTCTGCGATGTGGTTCTCAAGCCCGTTGACCTGCAACTCATCCGTGAGTGCGTGAAGATGATTGAGGAAGCCGACCGCTCCGTGGCTATCACGCTCTCGGACAACCGCCCTGCGAGTCTGTCCTTGATGCCCGACACGACCATCCCCATTGTGCGACCCGTATGACCAAGCCTCTCACATTCCGATTCAAGTTTCGGTTACCCGCCTCGGAGAAGCCGACACCGCCCCTAACCCCTCTGACGATTGACCTTACCCTTGCCTCCCAGAACCCCGATGTGCTGGGTATGCTGGTAGATGGCAAGGCTCCCATCCCAAACAGCCTCTACGGGCTGTCCAAGGGGCAACTCGGAGACCTTGGGTTAACCAAGGTGCGATACTCCAAAAAGTTCGGCTCCCGTTATGTCGATGTAGCCCCCAAGCGTTATGACTCGTGAGGATGCCAACATCTTCGCCAATCTGGCGGAGGACATAGACGGGGCACAGATGACTTTGGACGCAGGGGACGGGGCGACCGCCAAGCAAATGGTTGCGGATGCGTGTGCCCGCTTCAATGAGAAGATGCCCCACGCTGTCCTGCGAAGCGATGTAGCCATCGGTCGCATTATGGTCACAGTCTCCGTGGAGGACACGCACGACATCGTATTTGTAGCCAGACGATTTGAATGAAACCTTGCTCCGCCTTTCGTGGTTTGCCACAAGTAGACCACGATGAGCAACGATAACCCCCTTGGTTACACGGAGCAGGATTTGGTCTCGACACAGAATTGTTCACCACGATTCCCGTGCCCGAAGTGCAAGGGTCGGCATTGGGCAAGCACCACGCTGTTTCACAGCACGCCTACGAGGCTGTGGAAGTCGGAGACGATGTGCCTCAAGTGCAAGAAGCCCGTGCGTTGGCTCTGCGACCCAGACAAGACGATTGAAGACCAGAGCGATGAGATGCACCGCCCCATCGGCTTCATTTAGACGACTCTTCGTCCCTTAACGCCAGACTCTTTCAGACCGACCACACGACCTTGTAAGTCCTTTTCAAGGACAAGCCTAACAGGTTGGGTGGAGCCTTCGGGGGTTGCGGTAATCGACCGCCCCTTGACCTCCTTTACACGGACATACGCATACTCTCCGTTGTCGAACAGACGCACCTTGTCACCTGCCTCATACAGGTCACGCAAGGTCGCATCCTTGTCGTTGGCGAAGGCTTCCGACACACGCACGATACGAGGCTCATCTGCGACCGAACGGACGCTGATGCCCTGCACGCTTGAGCGTGGTCTACTTTGACCTCTTGCCATACGCCCGTGGCGTTATGTCAACGCTCACTTACCCTCTTCCAACATCTTGGAAATCAACGCCTTAATCTTCTTTTCAGAAAGACCATTCAGCGTTGCTTCGAGGATAGCGTCCTCTTGCTCTGGGGTCAACTTCACGGGCTTGGAGTTCGGCCCAAGTTGCTTGCTTGGGTCTCTCTCGTTGCCGTCCATATTGTCTCCTGTGGTGCGTCCTTTGCTCATAGATTTGTTTTCTTGTATCCGAGGTTAAGTTTTCGGTCAACCATTGTCAGCATCTTATCCAATGCGACTGCGAGGTCTGCCGTTTTGGCGAATGGGATTCTGTCTGGCGTGTAGCCGAGGCTGGCGAATGCCACCTCTCTTGCGGAGTTCAGCATCTTATCGACTGCCGACTCCTTCATTTTCCAAAACTTTGAATCCTCTGGAGGCGAGAGGCTGAAGGCGACCTTGCCTGCAACCGCACGAAACTCCCTTGCCTTTGTGAAGTGTAGGAGGGTCACATCCGCTCGTGAAAACGGAAGCGAAACCCCATCGACTACGGGGTGGTTATGTGTAAACACTTTGCCTTTCATTGCTTTCATTTCTTTGTTGGAGAGGAACACCGCACCCCTGTCGTGCGAGGTCTTAATCATCACCTGCTTGCCGTCATCCGTGTAGATGGCTCCGTGTTCAACTTCGGAATTGGCGATGACCTTTTCAGCCCCGCTCAAATCCTGCCCCGCCATCTTCAGCAGTTCCTGCGTAGGTGGCACATCCTCGCCCTCAATCAAGTTGCCCTTTGCGTCCTCGATGAGTGGCTTGGACTTCGCCAGATTGCCGACATTCTTGATGTCGATGCTCTTCTGGCTCATAACGGCACGCACCTGTGGGCTTTCAGAACGGGCTACCCTGCCCGCCCCTCGTGTGCCTCTGCCATTCGCTCCTCGTGACATCGGTTATCGTCCCTCGTCTTTGTAGAGAACCTTCTCCATTCGGTCGAGGACGATTTCTCTGGTGAGGAAGACGGCATCATTGAGTGCCTTGGTGACTGCGGTCTGGAAGTCCCTACTCTTGGTTTGGTTGGCTTGGTATTCGTAAGGGGCGTATTGTTGCATACGCTCGTAGTTCTTGATGGCTAACTTGCCGTCATAGCCTCCCCTTGCTCCGTTGATTAGAGCGGACACCCTGCGAACCATAGCATCCATAAAGATGTCCTTACCTTTCGCCTCGACTGTGGGGGTCGTGCTGGTCTTGCTGAACGCCCAATCCTTCGTGAACTCCTTGAACTCATCGGGGAACTCGTATCGAAGGTAGCGGAACGGCCCTTGCAGTTTCCGCTCCCAGACAAACTCCGCTTGTTCCTTTACGAAGTCCACAGTAGGTTTATCAAGGTAATAGCCCGTCTGTCCGTTAGACTTGAACGAGTCAAAGACACGAGTCTTGGTCGCCTCATCCAAGTTCCCCAAGCCCTTTTCCAACTTCGATGCGACACTCTCCAAGTCGGTTTTCTGGTCGCCTTTAAAGCCCGTAGTAAGAGCCATCACATCAAAAAAGGCGTTACCCCTGCTGGGGTCATATGGCACGCCTTCGGAGCGTGCTACTCTTCCGTCTCTTTTGTTGCTACCTCTCGCCATATTGGTGCTTGGTTTGCTTCTTGCCCCCCGTCAACCCTCGCTGGCGATATGCAATGGTTCGCCCCGAACCTCGGTTCCCTGCCCCCCAATTTGGGGTTAGGGCGTGGCAATTTGGACACAGCACCTCCAAGTTTTTCTCCTTGGTGTTATGTGGATTGCCGTCCTTGTGGTGAACCTGCACGGGCACTTTGCCCGAAATGGGATGACGCTCATTCCAACCGCACTTGCTACACTCGTGACCCCTCCTATCGAGGATGTAGTTGCGGATTGTCTGGGACAATTGAAGTTGCTCGCCTCTTATCCCGCTGAACTTACCCGCCTTCCAAGCCTTTATGGTCTGGGCGTTCTGCCAATCGTTCTGACATCGTGGCGAGCAGTAGACGATGGGGCGAGCGGGGTTACGCTTCCTCGGAGCAATTAACTTCCCACAACACTTGCAAGGTTTCATCCCTTGCAGGGTGGTTATTCGTCAACTTAAGTGAGGCGTTCGTCCAATTTCTTCAGACCGCCATAGCCGTCAGACTTGTCGCCCAACTTGCCACGCTTGATGTCATTACCCGCTCTTTGGAGGACGCTTGTTCCGACCTTAAGACCAGCAACGACACTATCGACCTTGTATTTTCCACCATACGATTCGGTCAAGACTGTTGCCGTCTGCTTGATGCCGTTCGTGCGACCGATGAAGTCGCCAGAGGCGGCGGCGGCGAGTTGAAGACCACGAGGAGACGAGTCAAATGTCCCAATCACTCGTAGGTTCAGCACCTTGCCCTTGTCGCCAACATTCGTGATGCGGTCACCACGGAAAATGCCGACTGTGCCTTGCGGGTTGTTGGTGTCCCAAGTGTGCGGAATGGCGTAAACCTTGTCGTCATCGTCAGCGGCGAAGACAAAGCCCTGCTCTCTGTTTGCTGAAGCCTTGCCCGTCTCAAACCCTGCCGCCGCATCTTCGGAGTTTCTGGACTTCGTGCCAGAGCGGTCAAACGCACCCTTGTCCTGCTGGGCGGTATCAATCTTCTTTCCGTCAATCGTTCCTTCAAGTAGGTTCAACTTACCAGCGGGCTTTAGCGAGTCATAGCCTTCGAGGCGGATTTCGTAAGCGTCTTTCTTTGGGCGGTCGCCCATAAGGATAGCACGGGTCTCTTCAGAGACGCTCTTCATACTGCCGTCCGCCTGTTTGACCTCACCGCCACCTTGGGGGCCAAGCATTAACTCGCTATTTTGAAGCAGTTTGTTGGCTCTTTCAATGCGAGCCTGTGCCGTGTCGCCACGATAGATTGTGCCGGCTTCGCTTCGTGCGGCTCGACCTGTGGATGCGTTTTGTCCTCTTGCCATAAATTATGCGATAGCCTTGTTGAGGGCTTCCTCCATCTCTCTGACCGCTCGGTAGGAGTCTCTCGACTTGTAAAACTTACCCTGCTCTCGATACAGGTTTGTGTGATGCCAATTGGTTTGACCACGCTTTGCGGGAGCGGGTTCGTATGTTCGAGAAAGCCTTTCGGAAGCGAGGCTGGACTTATTGGCGTAAAGCACCTTTTGCCCAGCAAGAAAAGCCTTGGCGGCAAGGATAACAGCGTTGTCGTAAGGCTTTCCGTCAGCCTTCGCCTTGGCGATACGACCAATAATTTCACCAAAGCCAGCCCTTCTGCCAGATTGGTTGGAGTAGAAGCCCGGCTCAAACCCGATGAGCGAAAGACCGCTCTTCTTGTCTACGCCAAACTTTGCGGCAAGTAGGTCTCCCGAACGCTTAATCATTTCTTCTGCGTTTGCGGTAAGTTCTGCGTTTTTCATCCTTAAATCTCTGCCAGCCACGCCAATCATTCTGTCGTGTTCTGGTGAGTTTCTCCATTCACGATTACTTGTGAATGGCGTTCCATCGCTCTTTGTCGGTTTGCTACCCTCTGGGCTGTTATACCAAAGTTCGTCAATTTCACGGAAGGCTTGGTTCGCCTTATCCATAATGGCTTCGCTTGAACCACCAACCTCCGCCACATCGTCTCTTAAGCCGTCAGAACCAAGTCCACCACGATAGGCATAGAACTCCTTTTGAGCCTTGGCAACCTTGGCATCCTGTTTGTCGTCTGCAATGTCCTGTTGTCCAGCATACGCAAGACCACGCTCAAGTTGGGCTTTGAGTTCTTCCATACCCTTCTGGTATCGCTCTTGAGCCTGTGCCCGCAGGCGGTCGCCCGCTTCGGACTCTGCCAGCCGACCCCTGCCTTCGCTTGCTCTGCTTCCTCGTGCCATAGTGCCTTTGGGGTCGTGTCAACGAATGTTACTTAAGACGAGGGTCTTCTTCCGCCCAAGTCATACCAGCACGCTTCATTCTTTCAAAGCCCTCACGCAATGCTAGGTCAACCAACTTGGTCGCCACTTCGGCTCCAAATCGGGGCGTAAGGTCGGAAATACTTAACTGTGCAAAGCCAGAGAAAGAACGCTGACCTTGAACAAACGCTTTCATCATAAGTTCGTTGGCAAGGCGGACAACGATTCTCTCGCCACGACCATAATTCTCTTGGAGATAACCAATGCCTTCCCCCACACGCTCATCCTTGTCTGTGGCGTATGTCAATTCCTTGAGTTGCTTCTTAACGCCCTTGCTACCAACGACTTCATCGTTCTTAACGGAAAGCAACCTGTCGTAGGCTTTGGTTTGATTGTCGTAAAGGTCAACCAATGTGGTTGGCTTTGTGGGGAGAAGATTATCCGCAATCTCATTGAGGGCGTTGGAGACGGCAACAAGGGTTGCCTCCTTTATTTCTCCGTTTCTGATAAGTCCGACCTCATTGCGTTGAGACTTCATAAAGGAAGCCCCAGCCTGTCCTGCTGGCCCTTGAAATGAGAAGCCTCCCTCCGAACGAGCGGCTCGACCTTGTGATGCTTGTGTTCCTCGTGCCATAATGGTAATGGTTCGCTGTCTACCCCGTTCAGATGCCACGGGAGTGCATCTCTTCACAGATGCGGGCAAACTCCCGCCTGTCAGCGGAAGCCCGCTCCCAATCCCTGCTGGGCTTGCGGAACTGTTCGTAGGCAACCCTCAAGGTGGCGTTATCCAACTGTGCGAGGTCGATGCCAATGTCCCCACAGGGGAGCATCGTGATGGGGAAGAATACGGGTTTCATCAGACGGCAATCTTGTTGTGGAGGTAGAAGGTAGCGACTCGGTCGTGACCCGACTTCGAGAGTTCGATTTCCAAGATGTTGCCATCCTGCACCAGCACGGAATACTTGCCAGAGGCGAGTTTCTTGAGGTAGTGCTTAATCTTCTTGGCGTTCTTGGGGTCTTCCTCGATGCGGAAGTAGTTACCACCGCAACCGCAACGGCAACAATGACCTTTGCCGATGTAGAGGGACTCGACATTTTCTAGGGCGACGGACGGAGGATTGAGGAGGGAGGCTTGCATAAGGTTTGGTTTCTATGTCTTATGTTATGGTCAAGTGGTTGAGCATTGTCAACAGGAAAATGAAAAAAAGGAGGGGCGGGGGTTTTTACGCCCCCACCCCTTGGTATTCAACAACGACTATGACTACCAACTTGCCCCCGCTCTCACACGGGGGAAGGTCATTAGAACGGGCTGTCTTCGCCCTTGGGCTTGCCGTATTTGGCGACCTTGAGGAAGGTCTTGGTCTCCCCGTTCTTCTCGTAGGAATCCTTCTTGAGAGTGACAGTCAGTTTCATTCCCACGAACGAGCGGACGAAGTTGAAGAACTCGCCACGCTTGGTGAAGTCATACTCCGTGCCGTTGGGAACCTTCATACCCGTGGCAACGATGAGTTGGTTGAGCCGCCAATAGACAGTATCCTTGTTGAGGAGGTCGTCCTTGCACGAGCGGTTGGCGGAGTCCTTGAAGACGATGAGAGCCTTCTCGAAACCCTGCGGGGTCATCTGCTGTTCCACGCTGTCGATGACGACTGTGTAGTCGCCTTCATCGGTGAAGCGTTCGGGGCGGTCGCCCGCATTGAGGTCTACTTTGAACTTACTCATTATGGTGTGTGTTTTTTGGTTTTTGGTTTTGGGTATCCCTGCTGGGAATTAGTTAATCCACGGAGGGAGCGTGAACTGCGTCACGCCCTTGGTGTGGACAGGAAAATCGTTGTTGGCGATACAGACGGAGAGGTTCTCCATCAGACGCTGACGGATTGCAAACGCTTTCTCCATCGAGTTTACATCCAACTCGTAAAGAGCCGTGCAGTAAGGCGGATTCTTTTCCGCGGCGATGAAGATGAACTTCTGGATGGGGATACCAGCCTTACGGCAGATGGCGACATAGTGGGCGGCTTGCATCCAATAGCCCATCTGCATAAAACTCTTGTTGAAGCCGTCAGCCGATGCGTCCTCACAAGTTTTTAGGTCACAGATAACTGTGTTGTCCATCGTGATGAGGTCGGCACGACCCTTGCAGACGATGTCCAGCCCGTTCACCTTCTCCACCGAGACGATAGAGACTTCGACCTTGGCGGAGGCGTGGGTGAGGTAAGGCTCCACTTCCTTGTTCGAGCGGACGCTCGTAGCCATACCTTGCACTTGGGCGTTCTCGTCCTGCGAGAGGATAATCTTGCCCTCGTTCTTGGAGTAAAAATCCTTCCACCAAGCGATGGCGGAGACGGCATCCTCCGAGGGCTTCTTGGCTTCCATCTGTGCCTTGGTCGGCTTCTTCGGGGCATCATCGGGGACGACCACGATTTCTTCTGCGAACTTGTGAGGCTCAAACACCGCAAGGTGCGTAGCCGTGCCGATGGACATAGCCTTGGTAGACTCCTCTGCGGGAGAGGTCATCCAATGCCAGAAGTGTGCGGGGGATTTGCGGAGCATCATCAGACCACTCTTCGTAAGCCCAAGGATACGATGGTAGTCCTCTGCTTGGATGTTGTCATACGACCCCTGTGCGATGGACGGGGCATCCTGCTTCCCGCCAGAGGCAAGGGCAAAAGCAGTAGAGAGAGCGGGTGTGTTATTGGTATCGGTCATAGTCGTGTCGATTGGTGTGTGCGTGGTTCGCCCTCTTGTCAAGAGGCGTTCACGATGCCTTCGAGGATGCCCACAATCTTGGCAGGATTGGAGAGGACTCGCTGGGCGGTCATAGCGTCCAGATTCTTGTAGGTCTGCCCCTCACGGAGCAGTTTCTTCTCGATAAGGTAGTTGCTGGCGTGAGGCTCATACTTTGCCAGCACTTCGTCCAGACGGGCGATGACAGCCTGTGCGGGGTCAACCACGACTTCGGGCTTGGTCTCGATACGCTGGTATTCCACGGGCTTCGGCAGGGGCTTGTCCTGCGAGGAGAAGTCGGACACCTCTTCGGGTGTGTAGATGCCAGAGATGATTTGCGGAGCGAGCAGGCGGACGGCTTCGGAGACATTGCGAGCCGTGAGCATCTGCTTCGGGAACTTACGCCAATTGTCCTTGAGACCACCCTTGGCGGAGAGGGCGATGCCGTTGTTCTTGAACTCTTCGAGCGTGGAGGCGATTTCGACATCGTTGCCGTCCTTGCTCCAGATGGCACGGACTTCGGTGTCGGAGCGGACGAGCCACTTCACCTTGCCACCCGTGGTCAGATAGCGACCCAGCATAGCGTCAGCACGCATCGTGAGTTTGCCTTCGATGATGTGGTAGGTCTTGGCGAGTTCGAGCGGAGCCTTGCCTTCAGCGAGGCATTGCATCGCCAGAACCATTCCCTGTTCGGGCTTGACGCAACCGAACATACCAGAAGCCCAAATCATCTCGCCCATCTTCTCGATGGCTTGGATGGGGTCGGTGATTTTGTTGTAGATGCCCACGCTGTTGGAAGCGTTGGCGAGGTTGGAGTTGACCTCGATGATTTCTCCGTTGGTGTCGTTGGACATAGTGCGTTGTGCGGAACCTGTTATGGGTCGCTGACCATCATCCGTCAACAGGAACTTTTGCGTGTGAACAAACTTTTCTTCACACCGATATTCGAGGATGACACACGGCAAGTGGTGCTATGGTTCGTCAAATCTCCGTCTTTGAGCCGCAGGAAATCGGTGGCAAAACTGTCCCGCCCCTCTGCGAACCCGTGGATAACGACAACATTAGCACTTCGGTGGCAGCGGCTACGAACCTCATCTGGTTCTCAATGAACATTGCACTTGCCAAGGGTGATAGAATGGAAGCGGGCAAACTCGCCCGTATGATTGAGGCTATCGTTGAAATCGAAGTCGAAGATATGCCAGAGGGCACATCGGAAGACTACGAGGCAACGCTCGAAATACTCAACGAGACGCTCGACCCTTCCGAAGATGAACAAGACCCTCCGCTCCCAGATTAACCTGCTCCTGCTCCTGTTGCCTACCATCGGGATGGGATTCGATTATAATAGTTTGGCGAGTGCCGTAGCGATTGCGGAAAGCAACAACGACACGCAGGCGGTCGGGGATTCTGGGAAAGCCCGTGGGGCTTATCAGATGTGGCGTATCGCTTGGGAGCAGGTGAACAAGGAGCGTGCCAAGGAGAAGCGTTACCGCTACCCGTGGACTTACGCACACGATGCGTTCGTGTCTCGTCAGTATGCCATCGAATACCTACGATGGTGTGGCTCCGTGCTTGAGAAGGAACTTGGACGCAAGCCGACCTTCTGGGAGGTCTACGCCTCATACGCACGAGGGCCGACCACCTTCCGTGACGAACACGACTACAAGTATTCGGAACTTCCCGCTCGCACCAAGCGGGCAATCGGTATCATAGCGGCACAACTGAAAGAGATTCCGCCACGCTGATGCCCGTCACTCCCATCACTTATCCGATAATGCCTCCCGTTATCGTGGTCACGAACAACACGCCTAAGAAGTCGGAGGCGGAGATTATGAAGGAGAACGGAGGGCACATCTACTTCTCCGTCCACCTCAAGCATTGTGCGGAGTGCCGTGCCGAACAGGTGAAGCGTGATGCCGAATCCCACAACAATGGCATCTTCATCGTTGCGTGCTTCATCGGCTTCTTTGTTTTCCTCGTCTTGATGCTCCAATGGTATGAAATCAAGGAGTGGTTCGCAGACAAGATTGATGCCTACAAGGCGAGGAACAACACGCTCTACGATTACGAGAGGCGTGCGTCCAAGTTGCGTATGCAGTTCGAGGAAGAACTGCGTGAGGTTGGAGCGGTCAATCACTCGTCTCTCGCCCTGCTGGGCGAACTTACGGCAAGCAACATCCCGACCATCTGCCAGAAGGACGGCACGACATACGCTGACCTCTTCAAGAAGCACAAGCGGTTCTTCTACCACACGAACGAGGCTACCTTTTACCTCTTTAAGCGTTGGACTCTGACAGGCTCGGAACACTACGCTATCCGCCTCGGCTACTACGCCCACAAGACCGCACTCGAACGAACACAAAACCTATGAGCAAACTAATCTGCATCGACTCTGGAGCCAACGGAGGCATCTGCGTCTGGGACTTGAAGACGCACACCTTCGTGCTGGAGAAACTGACGGGCGACACGATGGAGACCCTCAAGCCCGTCCT